TTGCAAGCATTAGGAATAAAAGCAAAAGCGGCAATAAAAGGTAAAAACTCAGTAAATCAAGGGATTGAATGGCTTAAAAAGCAAAAAATAGTTATACATCCAAAATGTATGCATTTCAAGAAAGAAATAGAAATTTATCAATACAAAATGGATAGAAACGGCTTCTATATCAATCAACCTGTCGATAGAGATAATCACTTGATAGATGCGTTAAGATATGCCATAGAAGATTTTTTTGCAGATAAAGCAATTTTATTTTAGGGGTGATTATGTGGCTTTTTGGGACAGATTTTTACGCAAACAGAAGTATCAATATGTGAGCGAAGGGAACTACGGTCAACCTTATTGGACGATTCAGAAGGATAAACAGTATATAACAGAAGCTTATAATAAGGTTGTTTGGGTTTATGCTTGCGTTACTCAAATTGCTTCAGCAACATCAAGCGTTCCATGGTTATTATATAGACGTGGGCGCGGTGGAAGGAACATTGAAATAGAACAACATCCTATCCTTGACATGCTTAATCTTAAAGCTAACAGCTTTATGAGTGGCAGGGATTTTATTGATTTATGGACAACGTACCTAGCGATTGAAGGAAAATTTTATGCCGAATATATCAACCCTTCTATGCCTACTCAAATGGTTCCGCTATATCCTCACTACGTGAAGCCGATTCCAAGCAAAGAATTATTTGTTAGTGGTTATCAATATGATATTTACAAGCCGATTTATTATAACAAGGAAGAAATACTATGGAGCAAGTTTAATGACCCGTTGGAAATATATGACGGGTTATCGCCAATACGAGCATTAAGTCGAACCATTGACACCGAGAACGAAGCAGTCAACTGGAACAAATCCACATTACAGAATAGCGGCGTTCCTGCGGGAATATTCACAATTCAAAATCCATCGCCTGAATTAATCGACAATTTAAGAGATGAATGGCGCAAGCGATACGGCGGAGGAACAAACGCACGTTTACCGCTTGTGCTGAATGCAGATAGAGCCACATATCAGCCGATAGGATTATCTAGCGTTGATATGGATTTTCTCAATCAAAGAAAATTAAATCGAACAGAAATTTGTAGCGCGTTCGGCGTTCCTTCTCAATTAGTAGGTGACCCAGAAGGACAGACATATTCGAACTTTAACGAAGCGGTCAAATCTTTTTGGGAGAACACCATCATCCCGAGATATTTGGAAACAATTAAAGACAAGTTAGCAAGTGATTTATTACCGCGATATGCTGACAATCTTATATTAACTTATGATTTATCAGCGGTATCAGGATTAAAAGAGAGTCAAGATGCATTAGTTAAACGTACTGTGGAATTGTGGAAGAATGGACTAATAAAACGGAATGAAGCACGATTTGCGCTTGAATATGATGATGTTTTAGGCGGCGATGTGTTTTTTAATGATTTAGGTATGCAGATACCAGAAGAATCAGAACAGAAAGATTTAAACGCAAAAAAAAACTCTTTAAGCAGTTTGAGCGAATCAGAAATCCGTTTTATGTTAAAGTAGAACGAGAAGTAGCCAAAGCATTTGATGAACAGAGGAAGAAAATCAAAAAGAAAAACTTTAACAATGACAATCTGACCAATGAGATATTTGAAATCATTAATGAAGATTATGATAAGTGGCACAAGATGTTTAAACTTTTTTATGCAGAAATCATCAAAGACTTTGGAACACGTACTTATAACGATATTGAGTCAAAAGCTCCAGAGATTAAAGCTAAAAAAAGATTTGATTTTTTAACAGATGAAATAAAGAGATATGTTGACGACATCACAGCCGAAAAAGTAGTTTTAATCACAGAAACCACAAAAAAAGAAATAAAACGAATTGTAGCAAAAGCAATTGAAGAAGGAAAAAGTATCCCAGAAACTGAATTAATGATAGATGGATTGTATTTAGACAACATCATCCCTAACAGAAGTAAAACAATCGCACGTACTGAAGTTGTTAGCGCGTCAAACTACGGAAGCATGGCGGGAGCTAAACAGACATCATCTAAGCTTAACAAAGTATGGATTCCAACATTTGACGATAGCACAAGAGAATCTCATCTAGCGATGGCAAATCATCCGCCAATAGGATTAGACCAGTTATTTAATGTTAATGGCTTTTTCGGAGAAGCTCCAGGCGATTTTAATTTACCTGCAAGCGAAGTTATAAATTGTCGTTGCGCGATAGGTTATGATTATGCAGGATTAACGCAGGAACAACCAACAGTAGAATTTCAGGAGAATCCAACGCCAATAATACAAAATCCTTTATTACCAGACGAAATTGCAGGAGTTAAACGAGGTCAAGAAATGTCGTTTGATGAAGCAAATCACGGTAAACCTAATCCGAACTTTTCAAAAGATGAAGGATATAGAATAAATTGCCAATCATGTGTTGTAACGTTTGAAGCTAGATTAAGAGGATTTGAAGTTACAACATTGCCTAATACTAAAGGTTCAATGTTGGAAAAATTATCATATGATACACGATTAGCATGGTTAGACCCACAAACTGGACTAAAGCCAAGTTTATTATTTGATAAAACAGCAGATAGCCCTAAAAAATTTTTAAAATTTATAGATAACATTGTTCAAAAAAATGAAAGATATACATTAGAATTTGAGTGGAAAGGAAGAAAAAGAACAGCACATATTATTACCATGTATAAAAATGCAAGAGGCGAATTAAGATTATATGACCCTCAAATAGGAGAAATTTACGAAGATTTGTTAGGCTATTTTAATCAGTTTAAATTTTCATTCACAACACGAAAAATAAAAATATTTACACCACCAAAAATATTAAGAATAGACGATAAAATGTTTAATCTAAATACAGTGAATAATATAATGGAAAGGGAATTGCCATGAGTGAAGAAAATATTTTGAAATTTGCAAAAAAACAAGGATATGATGAAATATCTTACATTGGTAAATGGCGAGGATATGACGTGTATGAACCGATGTTTGAATCAGAAGAAGTTGCATTTGTAGGATTGCCTTATGTTATTTTAGTCAAAGAAGATGAAATAAGAATGTCTACTCCAAAAGAATCATTAGAGCAATTAAACGAAATGAATTAATGAAAGTGGTGAGCCATGAAAATTATAAAGAGTGATGCAGAATTAGAGTTAATCACACTTTACCCTTTGGGCGATTGGCATTTAGGCTCTGAGCATTGCGATGTTAAACTTATAAATAAACAAATCAAAGAAATTAAAAATGATAAAACAGCACGAATTATATTAATGGGCGATTTAGCCGAAACTGCAACAAAAGAAAGCGTTGGAGCAGGAGTATATGAGCAAGAGCAAAACGCACAACAACAAATGATGCGAGTTAAGAATCTATTATATGATGTTCGTCATCTTATCGATGGAGTAGTAACAGGAAATCACGAGGAACGTATATATAAAACAAGTGGCTTTGATTTATCGTTATATCTTTGTCAGATGCTCGAAATCGAAAATAAGTATATGCGTTATCAAGGGATTGTAGGTTATGTCATTGGCAAACGGTCATATTTAGTTAATGTATGGCATGGCTCGGGCAATGGCGGAAGTGCAGGAACTTCACTAAATAGATTGCAAAAGCAAAGTGAATATGTACTAGCAGATATTTATTTGATGGGACACGTGCATAAAAGGCAAGTCCATACAAAGCAGATGATAATCCCGAATCCAAAATACGAGAAAAAAGAAATCATAATGCAATATTTTGTGGCGACAGGCTCATCTCTTGACTATGAAAACTCATACGCAGAAAGTGCAGGGATGACACCAAGTCAAAAGGGATTCACGAAGATTAAAATGTGGACTGAACGATATCATGTGAGTGAAGTTCAGGAAAGGCAGAAACGAATAGAAGTTATTATATGAGGTGATTAGATGGCTTCGGAAACAATGCGAAACTCAATACAGGAACGCGGATTTGCTCGCAAGACGATGGAGTTTGAACACAGTAAAATCCATGACGGTAGAGGATATGATGTTGATATAGAATTTACCTTAACAGGCACAACATCTCTTTATTATCATCTTGAAACTGGAATTTATAATTGCCATTTAAAAGATTTTGAATTAACAACAAACAAACCCGAAGTAAAAGCATGGTTATATGTCAATCCTACAGTTGCAAAGTCAACATCTCCACAGCAAGTAACAATTTATAATAGTGACCATACATCGAATAATACAAGCAGTTTAAAGATTTACACTAATTCAACAGTTACAGCAGATGGAACAAAAAGAAAAGTTTATTATGTTGTCGGTTCAACAGGAGTCGGGCAAACAATGGCAGGTTCTCAAAATAGTTATGACATGTGGGAATTTATCACAAAAAAGAATGAAAATTATTTATTAAAGATTCAGCGAATTGTTGCAGATGGAGACACAACAGGATTATTGCGCTTAAAATACTATGAAGAAACTCCGACGGGGGTAATATGATATGCCATTACCAAGACCAAAACGAGAAGAAGATGAAGAATCATTTTTAACAAGGTGCATGAGCGACGAAGTTATGATTGATGAATTCGGGAAGTTGGAACAGCGATTTGCGGTTTGTGAAATACAATGGGAAACTTTCGAAGATGAAATGGAAGAAGATGACGAGTTAGAAGATATAGAAGAAGAATCAGGAAATATCGAGGAAGAAATAGATGACAACGAATTAATATTTATGATAAATCAAATTAAAAAAGTTACGAATTTCCCGCAACACGGAGATGATGAAACAGTATCATTAACAAATTCTAAATACGAATTATTTCCTCTTGAATTTGCGGAAAGGATAAAGGAAAAATATCCGAAGGTTTGGAGTTTGGGCGGTAATATTCTCGGTAATGAACAGTATCGTCATCTATATGATATTAGAAAAAATAAAATTCCTACAGACCAATTGACACCAAGACAAAATGAAGCGATAAGGCTAAGGGAAGCGTGGAGCGCTAGACATTATGAGAATTTGCGACCCGCAGGAGTAATTGCACAAATGAAATGGCACACAGTCGGTTCAAGAGGTTTGGAGTACATGAAAAATCTTATGAATGAAGAAATTAAAAAAAGATACGGAGATGATGCATGATGGACTTCAAAGCCATTAAATTTGAAACTAAGGCACTCAATGATAATGAGTTCGAAGGCTACGCAAGTTTTTTTAATAACATTGACGCATACGATGACATCATCGAACGCGGTGCATTTAAAAAGACTATTGCAGAAAATAAAGGACGCATTAAAGTATTGTGGCAACATGATGCTTCTGAGCCAATTGGAATTCCAAAGGAAATGATTGAAGATGACAATGGTTTATATGTCAAAGCCAAAATAAGCATGACCGATACAGGCAAGAAAGCAATGACACTTATAAAAGATGGAGTCATTACTGAAATGTCGATAGGTTATGATGTGGTCAAAGATGATTATAAAATGATGGGAAATCGTAGAGTTAGAATGCTTAAAGAAGTTCGTTTGTGGGAATTTAGTCCTGTAACATTCGCCGCCAATGACAAAGCCAAGATTATGAAAATGCGCTCATTGCTAGAGAACGTTAAAAATGCTAATATGGATATGGTAATTGAATATATCAAATCACTTGAAAATCAGCCGCCAATAGGCACTGACGAAATCGAGCCGAATACGATAATTGAAATCATAAAAAAGTTGAAAGGTTGATGAATGATGTCTATCAATGAAGTTCAGAAGGCAATTGCAGACGCAATTTCTAATGGCGTCAGTAAGGAAGATTTGAAATCGCTTGAAGTGAAATTTATGGAGATGCTTGATGCACGCAACAACGACCAAAAAGACGTTGATGCAATGTTTTCAAAGTATCAAACAGAAATGGAAACAAAGCTAGCGAGTCTTCAAGCAAGTCAGCCAAAAGCAGGATTCGTTGGAGTGCAAAAAAAGGATTCGTTCGGCGAGTTCCTTGTAAAAGTTCGCAACAATGATGCCGAGCTTAAGGCGTTCACTCGTAAAAATCTAGTTGAAAATACCGGTGACCTTGGCGGTTATCTTGTACCAGATGAATTTTTAAATGAAGTTCTTCGAGTTCAATTGGAAGAAACAGTAGTTCGTCGCAATGGCGCACGAGTCATTCCAATGAACAGTCCAATTATGAAGATTCCTGCTTTGAATATGGCAAGCAACGCAAGTGGCTCATTATTTGGAGGAGTGACAGCATATTGGAATGGCGAAGCGCAAGAAAAGACAGAATCGAATCCGAAGTTTAAGCAAATCACGCTCGAAGCTAAAAAGCTCATCGGTTACGTTGAAAGCTCAGATGAATTAATTGATGATTCCATTGTTTCGATGGGACAATTGCTTTCGGATGTATTTTCACAAACAATTGCATTTGAAGAAGATGCCGCATTCTTAACGGGCAATGGAGTTAACAAGCCATTGGGTATCATCAATGCAGGTGCAACAGTCACAGTACCGCGCGGAACAACAGGAAGCGTTACAACCGTTGACCTTGTGAATATGCTTGCTAGATTCTATCGTCGTGGTGGAAGTCCTGTATGGGTTATCAATCAAAGTGTATTGCCAGACATCTATAAGCTAAAAGATGAAAACAGCAATTACATTTTGTTGCCTGGCTTTAATGGTAACATCAGTACAGCATTGCCTACTACAATTTACGGAATCCCAGTTGTAGTAACCGAAAAAGTACCGGCAAAGGGTTCTATCGGCGATATTATGTTGGCAGATATGAGATATTATCTAATCGGCGACCGCCAGAGATTGACAATTGAAGAATCCATGCACGTTAAATTCAAATATGACGAAAAGGCTTGGAGATTCGTTCAGCGCGTTGATGGTCAGCCATGGCTTGATAGTGCAATCACACCGCGAGCAGGCGGAAGCACAATTTCACCGTTTGTTATTTTGGGCGATTTTAGCGCTTAAGAAAGGGGACAATGACAATGGAGAGAATCACAGAACGCACTTTATTTACTAGCGCAATTGTCGCTACAGCTTCCACAGTTGCGGCGTCATCTTCCGAGCTTGTCGATATGAAAGACTTTACGGAGTATCTAGCAATCATCTCGCAAGGCGTGGCAACAACAGCAGGAGTTATTACCGTATCGGTGTGGGAGTCCACCGCGGCTACATGGGCAGGGGCAGTTGCTACAAAGCTAAAAGAAATCACAGGCGCATCGCAAACAGCAAGCAGATTCCTTAATGTTAATGTGCTTGAGTCTGAAATCACAGAAGGAAAAAGATATTTAGGAGTTTACGTTGCAAAAGCGGACACCGCTTCAGGCATCGCGGCAGTCGTTGCACGTGATGGAGATAGATATATAGGTTAATCATCTTGGCGTGGATAGATTGCGCAATCGAAAGCGGTTTCCCTGCCGTTTCCACGCCTAAATAAGGGATAACATTAAGGGAGATGTTAATATGTCAAAGGTTCTAATAGGCATTCCGATTCACCGACCGATTGAGTTCAAAGTATTTGAGAGTTTTATAAGGAAAATCTCAAAAAGATTCAATATTCCTTATGACCTTAATCTAATTTTAGAATTTATAAAATTAAATGAAAAAATTGTATTGAATTTAATTAATAACAAGTATGATGACAATTCGATTAAGGAATTTAATGAGAAAGCAATATTTTTTCTTAATCATAAGAATGTGTATTATGAATTTTGCATGGTATCAAATTCTCTCATATATGATGCTCGTGAATATATTGCACATGAATTTGTTAAAAGTGAAAATGATTATTTAATGTTTATTGATAGCGACATGACATTCCATCCAAATAGCGTAGAAATGTTATTGCGTCATAACTTGGAATTTGTGACAGCAAAAGCATTCAAGCGAGTAAAACCATATCAACCATGCTTTTATACTAAATTCGAGTATAAAGACGGAGTACCAGAACTTGAAGCACCTGCACAGTATGGAGAAGGATTATTACCGATAGAAGGCGCAGGGCTAGCATGCGCACTTATAAAACGTTCAGCGTTCGAGAAGATTCAACAGCCTTATTTTTTTCCATTGCCTAATGTTGGAGAGGATTTGACATTCTGCTTAAAACTTAAAGAAGCGGGAGTTAAAATGTATTGTGATACAACATTGCAATTCGGTCATCTTGGACATACGGAAATATTTGAGAAAGATTTCGTTGAAGAATATACCAAGCTAGTGCAAGCGCAAAAGGTGGAGTCATGAAGATACTCATAGGCTCATCAGTAAAGCAGGACGAAACTATTTTTAAGTATTATTTGGAATCATTAGCAAATTTAAAATGTGAACATGAAATAGATTTGTTTTTTATTTTGCATAACTCTCCAGAATTAAAAAAATATTTGAATAAAAATCAATATGAGGAATTTACGAATAAAACGCAATACGAGGTAAACAGTACTCACCATTGGAAAAAAGAAAACCTAAAAGATGTTACAAATATGAAGAATTATTTGTTGCATAAAGCATTGAGTGAAAATTATGACTATTTTTTTCTAGTTGATTCCGATTTAATTCTACATCCAAATACTTTACAACATTTAGTAATGCAGAATCAGCCAATAATATCCGAGATATTTTGGACAGCATGGAACCCTGGTGAAGAGTTGATGCCGAATGCGTGGGATTATGATTTTTACGGATATGGCAAAGATAAGGATTGGCGCAAGTACAAGCAAAAGGAAATATGGAAAGTTGGTTATAGCGGAGCATGCATATTAATTCGTCGTGATGTGATTGAGTCAGGCGTTAATTATAATCCGATTCACAATGTATCGTTCAGCATGTGGGAAGATAGAGCATTCTGCATTCGAGCCGCAGTACATGGCTATCAAGTTACGATGGATACGCATTATCCTGCTACTCATTTATATCGCAAGGAGGATGTCAAACAGTATGAAATACATCGTCAAGCACAGATTCCACAGCAAATCAGATAATAAAAACTATTTAGCAGGCGAAGAATATGAAACAAATGACATCGAGCGTGCGAAATATTTAGCTACTCTTGGATTGCTTGAATTTGAAACAGATGAGATTGAATATGAAACCAAAGTCATAAAAACAAGGGGGAGGAAACATGTTAACAGAGAGTTGGATTAGTCAATTTGTTACAGTCTCCGAAACCGAGCCAACATATGAGCCAGTCACAGTAAACGAAGCTAAAAATTATTTTAAAGTTGATGACACAACAGATGACGCTTTAATTGCGCAGATTATCAAGACGGCTAGAAAGATGATTGAAACACAAGCATCATTAGCTTTTCACCGCAGAACAGTCACACAAAAGCAAACAGGCGGAATTGAAACATTGGACGCATTGCGAATCCCTGTTTTTTCCGTAACATCGTTGCAATATGCAGAAAATTTCGATAGCACGTATGAAACCATTGACACAGATGAATATAGACTTGCAGGAAATAAGCTATTTCATGATGATTATAAATTCAAGCGCGGCAGGGATGCCGATGGTTATGTAATAACCTATGTGGCGGGAATGGTTGCAGATGCAACACCAAGTACGTTAAACAATGATATGAAAATAGCCATATTACGAGTAGCGGCTTTTCTTTATGAAAATCGTCAAGAATATGCTCAAGGATGGAGCGAACAAGGTTTCTCTATAAATTATGAATCTAATGGAGTGGCTTTGCTTAAAGATATGATAAATCGCATTGTTAATCCTTATGCAAGTGCTAAGGGGATTTTCTAATGCTTACAATATTAAGGAATAGAGTCACTATACAATCACTCACAACAACAGCAAGCGGCGGAGGAACTTTTATAGAAACATGGTCAACCGTTTCGACCGTTTGGGCAAATGTGCAAGGGATGGCAAAAGAAGAAACTCGTTTTGACAAAATACAACAAATCGACCAATACACAATACGAATGAGGAAACGCGATATAAGCAATCAAAACAGATTAATCTATAAAGGACAAACATTAGAGATTGAATCTGTATTAGACGAAACGCAACAAAGCAAGATGATGACAATTAAAGCGAGGGCGGAAATATGAGTATTCAAATGACCGTCACGAACGTCAATGATTTACAAAATGAATTAAATAATCTTGAAGATAAATTAAAAAAAGAAGTATATGAAACCATCATTGCAATGAGCAGGGTTGAAATTGAAACCGTAGCAAAGAGAGCGGTACCCGTTGATACAGGAAGATTAAAATCAAGCATCATGACATTAACAGAAAAAAGAAAAACTTACACATATACGGATAGACAAGGCAACAGCTATGACGGAAAACTAAAAACTGAACAACCTATTGGATATGAAGTATTGGTAGGAACCAATGTTGAATATGCGCTTAATATACACGAAAAAGGCGGCGGAGGTATAACATCAAAAAGAACAGTTAGAGGACAGAAGCGACCGAAAGGATATGGAAGATATTTTTTGAAGAATGCTTATGATGCCGCAATACCTAAGATGATAACAGCAATAAGAAAAATAAAGGGGATAGAATAATGTCGGCGATGTGGTCAGTTCAAAAAAGTTTATATACCGCATTGGCTTCAAACTCAACCTTTATGACTAAGATAAGTAATAATTTATATGACGAGCCGCCGACAAATCAGCAATATCCTTATGTGACAATAGGAAGCATGACCGAAGCAAATCAGAATAGATTGAATAAATCGGGTTTTTTTGTTACATTAGAAATGATGATATTTACAAAAAACGGGCGCGGTGGTTTTAAACTAGCAAAAGAGATATTAGAATTAGCCAATGATGTAATAAATCTTAAAAAATTCACTACAGACAATTTTACGATGGTTCAGGTTTACTACACTTACAGCAGTACGGAACGGGATGAAGATAAGCATATTATAAGCGCAAATTACGACGTGATTTGCCACTAAAGGAGAGGTTAAACAATGGCAGGTACTTTTGCAAATGGAGCAATATTCAAATTAAATGCAACAACAATTTCGGAAATTACAACAATTTCCGCGCCAAATCTAACAGCAGAAACAATTGACGTTACAACTCATTCTTCATCAGGTTCATATCGAGAGTTCATTAAAGGCTTGCGAGATGGTGGAGAGATTTCAATCGAAGGTAACTTCACAACAGCCAGTGCGAGTGCGACAATTGTACAGATGGAAACATCTAGCACAACAACGGTGACTATTGATTATCCTACAAGCCCAAGCGTGACCAGATTCACCGCAACAGTATTGACAACAGGATTTACTATGGAAGCACCTGTAGATGGAGTTATTCCATTCACAGCTACATTCAAAGTTACAGGCAAACCATCATTAGGCCAAATTTAATAAAGGAGAATCATGATGCCGCGAAACAAACAAAGAAACAATGAGATTATCATAGACTTAGATAAACCAAGGTCATTAAGATTTGATTTAAATGCGATGGCGGCTTATGAGGATGCTACAGGCAAAAGCGCGTTCGCGATAGGCGATAACATTTCAGCTACATCCATCCGCGCTTTACTGTGGGCATGCTTGATACATGAGGATGATACATTAACGATTGAGCAAGTAGGTAGGTTAATCCATACGGGTAACATGCAGGAGATAACCACCAAAATTAATAAACTAGTACAAACATCAACAGACACAGGCGAGGAAGCGGAAGAAAACCCAAACTAAAACCGCCGCGCATTATTGAGCTTTGGGCAAATGGAGTAACTAACATTGGCTTAAGTCCAGATGATGCGTGGCGTTTAACTTTAAAAGAGTATATTTTTTTGGTCAAAGCTTATGAGCAGAATGCCAAGCGTGAGCATTATAGATTTGCGTTAGTATGTTCAGTTATTGCCAATGCAAACAGAAGCAAAGGTAGACCATTTAAACCAGAGGACTTCATGCCGCGCGAGCCAAGAAAAAAGCAAACATGGCAACAGCAATTACAATTCCTGCAAGCTTTCGTATCGTCTTATGAGAGTGGTGATTAAATGTTATCAGAATTATTCGTTAAAATTTCCGCAGATTTTAAAGGATTAGAAGAAGGGATTGCAAAATCCCAAGAGAAGTTAACTAAATTTGGTGAAGGTATGGCGAATGTAGGCAGTAAAATGTCTATGTTTATCACTTTGCCTATTTTAGCGGCGGCAGGTGCATCATTTAAACTTGCGAGCGATATGGTTGAAACAACAAACAAAATCAATGTAGCGTTCGGAACATCGGCAGAAAAAGTGATGCAATGGAGTCAAACGTCTATTGAATCAATGGGGTTAGCACAATCAACAGCATTAGATACAGCGGCGTTGTTTGGTGATATGGCAACGTCGATGGGGTTTGCAGAAGATAAAGCCGCAGATATGTCAATTAATTTAACTCAATTAGGTGCGGATTTATCATCGTTTAAAAATGTTCCAATAGAACAAGCAATGACCGCCTTAAATGGAGTATTTACGGGTGAAACAGAATCATTAAAAATGTTAGGTGTCGTCATGAACGAATCAACTTTAGAAGCCTTTGCATTATCTAAGGGCATTGAAAAAAATGTAAGTGACATGACACAAGCCGAAAAAGTGCAATTAAGATATGCTTTTGTCATGGATGCAACGACAAAAGCGCAGGGAGATGTTGCAAGAAATACAGAAACAGCGGCTTTTCAAATGAAAAGTTTTGGAGAATTATTAAAAGAATTAGGAGTGCAGTTCGGTACAATCATTTTACCTTTTATAACCAAAATGATAGGCGGATTAAATGGAATGTTAAAATCATTTTCTAATTTATCGCCTGGAGTAAAAGGGTTGATTATTGGGTTCGCGGCATTTTTAGCGGTTTTAGGTCCTTTGTTGTTAATTGGCGGTAAAATTTTAATTTGGCTACCTATGTTAAAGGCAGGATTCTTAATGGTGCTTCCTGCAATTAAAGCTCTAGGTATTGCATTAAAAGGGCTTGCGCTTAATCCGATGGGATTAATCATTATGGCAATAGGTGCCGTTGTCATTGCGGCTTTATATATGTGGAAGAATTGGGACACCGTCAAGATACAATTGATGATGATAGTCAACGCAATATCATATGGCTTTCAGCAAGGATTATCGTATCTTAAGACGATAATTTTTAAGTATGTTGATTTGTATTTAGCCGCATTCCAAAAGCTTTTAGGTTGGATACCTGGACTAGGTGAAAAAATAGACCAAGCCAGAGAAAAAATGTCATCGCTTATAGATGAGCAGAAACTTAAAAGAGAAACAAACACATTTAACTATCAAACTGAACAAGCCGCATTAGGGGCAGAATTAGCCGCGGCGCAGATGGAAAAAGCTAAAAAGAAAACAGGCGAATTGGGCGATGAAATTTCAAATACTACTGATAAAACATTTGAATATAATGATGGCTTACAAGACTTAAAAGAAAACATAACAGCAACAACAGAAGAAACAGATGATGCAAAGAATAAAGAAAAAGACTATAACAAAGCAGTTAATGATACATCAAAAGGATTAGATGCACTTGCACAGGCTCAAAAAGAAGCAGATGAAGCCAGAAAGCAAATGTATGACAACACAGAAAAAGGATTAAATAATTTAGGTGATGCATTAACAAAAGCACTTAAAAAACAATATCAAGAGCAGGAAGCCGCTCAATTATCAACACTCGAGCAAAGACGCGATAATGAAACGGATGCGCTCAAGGAATCACTTAAGACACTTAAAACAAATTACGATAGGCAAGTTAAGGCATTAAAAGACAAAGCAAAGCAGGAAATACAAGTATTAACCGATGCACAAAAAAACAAATTGCAGATAATCGATGCTGAAACTCTTGACCAAGTCAACGCATTGCAAAGGCAGATTGATGCCATAAACGGATTGACAGACCAAGAAGAAAAACAGCTTGAGGAACAGGCATATAATACACGAATCGCAGAATTGCAGAAGGAAATATCAACAGCAGATAGCGCAGAAGAACGATTAAAAGCACAGCAGAAACTGAATGAAGAAATTGCAAAGCGTCAAAGAGAATTGTTGTTAGAAGAAAGAAAGAATCAAATTGAATCACTCAAAACACAGATTGAAAACATCCAAGATAATGCAGAGATACGAAAAAATGAAATTGAAAAGCAAACAGAAGCAGAAATAACAGCAATTGAAGCTAGACTTGACAATGAATTGTCAGGTTATGAATCACAATATGAAGCTCAACAGAACGCATTGCAGGAAAGATTAAGCGCAGTAGAATCTTTTTATGAAGCGGAAATACAAGCAACAAAAGAAAAATTCGAAAAATTAATGACTGAAGAAGCGTTATTCGAGGAAGCGCGGCAGATGGTTATTAAAAATAATCAGGATGAAATTTTAAAGTTACTACAAACATACAATCCAAAATGGCAAGATGCAGGTCAGTCATTTGGTCAATCGTTGTTAGATGGCTTGAATAGCACGAAAGCCACAATACAACAAACTGTAAAAGATATGTTAGGTATGTTAGATTTTATGGAAAATGAAAAGAAGTATTTAAGCGGATTAGTGCAAACAGGATTAAAGACAAATAATGCAGGACTAGTAAAATGGGCAAAAAAGCAAGCGGAATCAATGGGCATTCCGATGCTTGCAAAAGGCGGAATCATCAACACGCCAACACTTGCTATGATTGGCGAAAAAGGACCCGAAGCAGTCATTCCACTTAATCGCATGAATGATTTCTCAGGCGCACAGCCTATTAATGTCTATCTTGACGGTAGAAAGATAACAGGAACAATTGCACCTCAAATGGTCGATATGATTCGAGGAAGAATAGGCTCAGCATATTAAAGGAGGAATTTTTATGGTAGTATTCAAAAACGGAATAAAGATAACAAGCATTGACTCATTTTTCGCAATTACACCAAGCAATAGCGTTGATTTGGCTAATGAAACAATTGCGATTTACGTAGGCACTCCAGGCGATTTACGTATTGATGATGTAAACGGAAATACAGTAACATTCAGTAATTTGGCTAACGGA